TCCTTCTTTCCCCTGGAGACAAACCACCAGACGAGGGCGATGATACCCACGACGGCGATCAGGACGCCGAAAGCTACGGCGGGGTTCTTCTTCAATCGGTTCATGAAACTCCGAGAAGAAATATTGTTAGACATTTATAGTATAATAATATTTTATTTTAGTAAATGAAACGATCAGTCCTCTTCGAGGCCCTGGTGGTCGGACTCATCAATCTCCTGGTGTTCAGCACATTGATGAATCTAAAGATGCCACTCTACGTGAAGCTCATCCTGACGGGTGCGCTCATCCATCTCTTTTTCGAATACTCACCGTTCGGCAACCTCAACAAGATGTGGTGTCGCAGTACGTTCCCCGCCACGAAGGCGTAGAACTAGGTGCAGAGTACTCTCCTTTTGAATATTATAATCCGCCAAAGTACGCCCATCCTCCAGCTGCTTGCCCGCGAAGATGAGACGCTGCTGGTCTGGGGGGATACCCTCCTTGTCTTGGATCTTCGCCTTGACGTTATCGATCGTGTCCGACGATTCCACCTCGAGGGTGATCGTTTTACCAGTAAGGGTTTTTATCATTATCTGCATTATTATAATAAAGTCTATCTACCCTTCTAAGCACCTTAATTCTCTCTACGCGCGATGTAGGATCGTGACCCTCCATTCTCCGTCTAGACAGCCCGTAGGGTCTGACAAACTCCACACACGCCTCCAGATTACCCGTGGTCATCACCAACATCTCGAGACCCTTCCTGGTCCTGAGGGGTACCCCCAAGAGCATCTTCCCACTCGTGAGAAACTGATTACACTCGAGGTGAAGACGCATCCTTTCCTCGACTGGTAATTTTTTCCAAATTTCGTAATACATGTCTCGTGGCAGGTTTACGAGGGGCTGGGGGACACTTGGGCTCGGTGACGACAGCCTTTTCCCAGATGAGTCGCTGGACATCCGTGCAGAGTGCGTTGGTCGCTTGGCAAAAGGCGAGTTTGAAGTCGTCGGTCGTGAGGGCGATGAAGTCTTCAGACATTTTGTTAGTTTTAGCCCTTCAAGTTCCACCACTTAGGTACAGCAATGACAACTTCCTCTCCGCATTCATTCACGGCCAAGAGCACGTCTTCCTCCTCATAAACAGGTGTAGCCATGGGAATCACTGAGCGTCTGTTGTCGTCGTAGCAATCCTTGAGTTCCGCAAACGAATATGTTCGAGATCGACATCCAAGAGAAACCTTTTCAGCCATGCTGGTAAAGTTGCCCATAATGAAAACTCAGAAGTTCTTTCGCGGAGGACGTTGTAGATGGCCTGAGCCCACATCTGGTTTTGCTTAGGTACTCTTTTTTATCTTCGTACATGTCAGATGGTCGTTTCGTTACAAGACGTTCCCAAGCGAGTGCAATACATCACCGTGGATTCTCAGTACGTGAGAGGTTCCAACAACACGTTCACTGTCGATATATCCCTCGAATCCAACATTCACATCGAAGAGATGAACAAAGTCATAGGCATAAAGATGGTGGACTTCTACGTGACCCAAGTGGGACAGAGTGACTCCACGGGCAACACCAACGTGGCCAAGTACATAGACGTGGTGTGCCCCGACGTCCCCAAGATTGCCCAGATGTTGGACGAGAGGAAGGGGCAAATCTTCGCCCGTGTTCCCCTGGAGAGAAGCTTCACGGGAAGCAACGATTTCATCATGCGAGACAAGCAGTGGAAATCATTCAACAGACAGACCGCCTACTTCAACCCCATGTCCATCCAGAAGCTCCACTTCAACATGTACGAGTCCCAAGGCGACGGAGACTACGAACTTCTCCAGCCCTCCGTCACGTTTTACATGGTCCTGGAGGTGACCACCATAGACGTCAAGGAGAAACCAGTCAACAAGGAGGTACAGATACTCGAAGCCCTCCGTGAACTCATCGGGAAGATTGATGAGCTGAACAGTAACGTTCGCAAACTTCCCGAGAAGGAACCCGAAAAAAAGAAAAAGTTTTCATTCAATTATATCCTACTGGCTCTAGCGACTCTCGTGGGCGGATACATATTCTACGTGAACAAGTTTAAACCGTCATAGTAACCTTCTTCTTCCTACCACCGGTCTTCTTCACCTTGGGAGTCTGGGGAACCTCCGGCGCAACCTCCTCCACAACAGGTACCTCTGTAACCGGTTCAGTCGCGGTGGGAACGGGGGTCGGCTCAGGTTCAGCGGGGGTCGGCTCAGGTTCAGTGGGGGTCGGCTCAGGTTCAGTCGCGACAGGAGGTCGCTCCTCCTGGGGGAGTGCATCGATGATCTTGAGGAGCGTACCGTAGAGATGCTTCTTATCAAGACGAAGGCGGCGAAGCTCCTGATGAATATCTTCCTTGAGAGTTTCCATATTATTATATATAAAAGGAAGATTATCTTTAAAACAAATGTTACTCATCGGTCCATCCCTGATGAGTGGCATAGGGCAGCACCTGAAAAAGTACGGGGCGCTCTTTCCGGGGAGCACGTACGTGGAGCTGTCGGACGATTTGCCCGACGCCGAAGAAGCCTTCATCTTCGCCCTACCTGTGCCACACTGGCTCACGAGGATACCCAAGCTCAAGGAAAAGTACAATCGTCTCACCTGTATGACCGTGTGTGAGACGGAAACCGTACATGAAGACTACGGAAAACTCTTCGAGCACTTCGATCGCGTGGCTGTCCCGAGTGTATTCTGTCAGGATGTCTTCTCGAGACAGTTTCCGGAGACTGCATTCTTCGTGATTCATGCCCATGTGCCCATGGACGAACGATATGTCTTTTACCACATAGGTAACGTCATGGATCAGCGTAAGAACGTGAAGGGCATCCTCGAAGCCTTCGTCCGTCTGAACGAACCCAAGGCTCGCCTGGTGATCAAGGCTACGTGTCATTCGCCCGTGCAGATAAACCTTCCGAACGTCAAGGTCATCAACGGTCTCGTGTCCGAAGAAGAACTGGATGACATTCATAGGATAGGTGACTGCTACGTGAGCTTTTCACACTCCGAGGGGGTGGGGATGGGGGCCGTCGAGGCTGCCCTGAGAGATAAACCAGTCATCATCACGGACTATGGGGGAGCCCCCGAATACATCAAGACACCCTACACGATCGCGTGTACGCTTCAAGAGTTGGAGAAGGATGATTTCCTCTTCAAAAAGGGTATGCGCTGGGGAAACCCAGACTCAGACCAACTCTTGGAGTATATGCGCGACGCATTCTATAAAAAAGTAAGACACATGGATCATTCACACACGAGAAGACTCACGGGCAAAGAAAACATTCTAAAAGAATTCTTGGTCAATGATGTATTGGGACAGAAGAGCCACGATACCAGTGAGCACGGCGCCTGAAGCCAGGGAACCCTTCTGGGCGATGAGCATCATGTTGAGGTCATCGATGATACCGATACCGGTGGGCTTCTTGAGCACCTCGGGGAGGAGCTTGGCGATCGTCAGGTACAGGACCATGGAAACGATGACGGGTTTGAGCATGTCTTGATCGAACATTTATAATTACAAAACAATTTTATTTGGCTAAGAATGCTACTAGATCTTTGTTGGCTACGCTATGTTTTTTACAAAACTTTCCACACGTCGCCTTGAATGTACACTTCTTCCCCTTGAGTGTCGTAGACTGACAAATACCACCCATGTACTTTTGTTCCACCACCTGTTTGGGTGCCTCCGTGATCACCACCATCGACCGTTCCTTTTTGCGTGCCTCGTGTTGTTTGTATCTGTTCTTCATTCGGAAGACACTCCTGGCCAGATGTTCGCATCTCTCATCCGGCGTGGAGACCTTGTGAAGGCGCATGGCATCTCGGAGGCAATCTTCGTAAGACATCTTTGATTTGGTTTTACAGAAAGTTAAAGTTTACTTAGGTTAAATACACATGTATCTGAAGTGGACATCCATATGTCACAGATGTGAGGCTCCCCTGGATCCGAAACTTTTAGCGAGTCACCCCGTGGACAAACTCTTTATCAGAGAGTACAGAAGAATACGTCCAATATTTCTAGACAACAACATGACCATGTACTCCTTCGTGGGACTAAAACTCGAGA